AAAGGTTCTCGCTACTGAGAATATTTTATACAGTTCAATAGTTCCCACATATGATCTTAATACTCCTGGTTCTTCTACATCAACATCGGCAGTAATTAGATCTGTTACTGGAACCAGTATCAGTGGAAATGAGACTTCATTCCTAGATAATGGATATGAACCAATTCAGTTAAACACATTAAATACATTAAGATCAGTAAGACTTGTATGTTCCAAAGAAAATGAAACTGAATATCTTGATGCTCTACCAAGAAATAAATCATTTACAACTGGAATTACATTTAATACAACAGATTCTAATTTATCTCCAATATTATTCTTAGATACGGCATTCACGGAGTTTATTTCTAGTCGCTTAGATAGTCCAATTTCTGATTATACATCGGATGGTAGAGTTAATTCAATATTAGATGATCCACATTCTGCATCATATGTTTCAAGAGCAGTAAATCTTGTTCAACCCGCAACATCACTAAAAGTAATCTTGTCTGCATATCGTCATGAATCTGCCGATTTTAGAGTTCTTTATAGTTTGTTTAGACCAGATTCGAGCGAAATTGATCAATCATTTGAATTATTTCCAGGTTATGATAATTTATCATACACTACTTCGGCAGGATATTCTGTCGTTGATCCTTCCAAAAATAGTGGAAGACCAGATACTTTTGTAAGTTCTAGTCTAGATAATCAATTTAAAGAATATGAATTTACCGCAGATAATCTTGGATTATTTAATGGATATGTAATTAAAATCGTAATGTCCGGAACCAATCAGGCATATCCACCGAGAATTAAAGAACTCAGAACAATTGCAGTAAGATGATTAGAGTAAAGGGATATCAAAATCTTTATAGAGATGAAAATAGCGGAGCAATTGTGAATTGTGATTCTGTATCTTATAATCAATATCTAAATACAATTCAAAATAGAGATTCTCAAAAAAAAGAAATAGATAAAATGAAGCAAGATATTGATGAAATTAAAACTTTATTGAAAGAGTTGATAAATGGATCCAAATGAAATTATACTAGAATCTATGAGTAAATTATTCGAATATGAAAAACATGTACGAGTAATTGACACTTTAAATGAAGAAGAATTGAGATCTTTTTCTAAACTTTATTGTAAATTATATTTGAAGCAACAGGAAGTTTTGAGTACCCTGACCGATCTATAAATACTTATAAACTAAGTAAGTAAATGGCAGTATATGTAAGTAACTTAGTAATAAATGCCGGCTCAGATTTTAGTGAAACGTTTTTTATAGAAGGAGTTGATTTAACTGGATGCACTTTATCTGCAAAATTGAGAAAGTGGGATGGAAGTTCAAATTATTCACAATTCGAATCTCAAATTATTAATCCAAGTCAAGGTTCAATAAAATTAGCACTGTCACATCAACAAACTATATTATTAAAGCAGGGAAGATATGTTTATGATGCAATTGTTACTACTCCTTTCAATTATACGAATAAAATACTAGAAGGGATGGTGCTAGTTAGGTAAGGTTTTACTTTGAATAAATTTACCGAATATAAATAATAAGTAAAGAATATTAAATGAATGCCAGAACTATATGTAATTAATTTAACTATTGATGCTGGTTGCAACTTTAATCGTACATTTTTCGTAAATGATCCGGTTACTAATTCCAGTTTTAATTTGAGTGAATATAATGTTACATCTCAAATGAAACAATGGTATGGTAGTTCTTCCCATATAGATTTGCGAATAGAAATTTTAGACCCATCTGCAGGAATGATAATGATTAGTTTAACACCAGAAGAAACTATATTATTAAGTCCGGGAAGGTATGTCTATAATGTTGAAATGATTAGTTCTCTTGGAGTCTCGACAAGATTATTTGAAGGAATTGCTTCAGTTAAACAGGGAGTTACTCGATAATGTCACAAGATATCTCAGGAATAAGAGTAATTTCCGGACTATCTAATGGATCTGCTGGATCTGCTGCGATATATTCACAAGCATCTAGAAATGTAATAGGAGGAATTGCGTCAGTAACTTCGCTTACTGTAACCGGAATCAGCACATTTGTTGGTGACGTTTATATAAGTGGAAATCTTTATGTAAGTGGTTCAGATATTATAGATGGAGGAACTTACTGATGTCGAAACCCGCAAGCAGACAAGAATTAATAGATTATTGTTTAAGAAGACTGGGAGCACCGGTTCTTGAAATTAACGTTGCGGACGATCAAATTGACGATTTGGTTGATGATGCCCTGCAGTATTTCCAAGAACGACATTTTGATGGCGTAGAAAGAATGTACCTTAAGTATCAGTTTTCTCAAGAAGATATTGATAGAGGATCGGCAAAAAATACAAATGGGACAGGAGTAGTTGAGACAACGGCATCATCAGGAAATATTACAGGTCTAGGTACGGTTACATCAAAATTTTATGAGACATCTAATTTTATTCAAATTCCGGATTCTGTAATTGGAATAGAAAAAGTATTTAAATTTGATACTAGTTCAATTTCAAGAGGAATGTTTAGTATTAAATATCAATTATTTTTGAATGATTTGTACTATTTCAACTCCGTTGATCTATTACAATATTCTATGACAAAGACATACTTGGAGGATATTGATTTCTTATTAAGTACAGACAAACAAATAAGATTTAATAAAAGACAAAATAGAATGTATTTGGATATTGATTGGGGATCGCAGCAAGTTGGAACTTACATTGTGATTGATTGTTACAGAATATTAGACCCAAATACCTTTACAGAAGTTTATAATGATAGTTTTTTAAAAATATATTTAACTTCTTTGATTAAAAGGCAGTGGGGGCAAAATTTAATTAAGTTTAGAGGAGTAAAACTTCCCGGTGGTATTGAATTGAATGGAAGAGAACTTTATGATGATGCAGAAAAAGAATTAGAAGCACTTAGGCAAAGAATGGCAACAGAATATGAACTTCCACCATATGATTTTATTGGATAAAAATGGCACTAAATCCCTTTTTTCTTCAAGGTTCTGCGAACGAACAAAGATTAATACAAGAACTGATTAACGAGCAATTAAAAATTTTTGGTGTAGAAGTAATCTATATTCCCCGAAAATTCGTAAGAAGAGAAACTATTCTTAAAGAAGTTTCATCTTCCAAATTTAATGATAATTTTTTAATAGAGGCATATTTAAATAATTTTGATGGGTATAGCGGTCAGGGAGATATTTTAACAAAATTTGGTGTAAGTTTAAAGGATGAATTGAGTTTAGTCATATCCAAAGAAAGATATGAAGACTTTATTGCTCCGTTTTTAGAATCTAGTGATGAGGAAATAGTCCTATCGTCAAGACCGAAAGAAGGAGATCTTGTATATTTTCCCCTGGGAAAACGTTTGTTTGAGGTGAAGTTTGTGGAGAACGAACAACCTTTTTATCAACTAGGTAAGTTATATGTCTATGAACTTAAATGTGAATTATTTGAGTATGAGGATGAAGTTATTGACACTAAGATTAAAGAAGTTGATAATACAATAAAAGATGAGGGATATATAACCACTTTAAATCTTATAGGAGTTGGAAGAATTGCAACAGCAACTGCTGGAATCGGATCCGGATATGTAAGGAGAGTGGTTCTAAACAACGACGGACATGGTTATACCTCTCCACCCACAGTATCTATCGGCACAGCACCTTCTGGAGGGGTTAGAGCGACTGCTGAAGTAGTTACTGAATTTAAGTCTGGGTTTTATTCAATCAAAAATATTTCTCTCATTAATGCCGGAACTGGATATACCACACCTCCCATTATTACGATAAGCGGAAATGGAATAGGTGCTGCAGCGACTTGTATTATAGAAAAAAATAATTTCGGTATTGTATCAATTGATATTACAGATGGTGGTGTGGGGTACTCAACTTCTCCAAGAGTAAGAATTATTGGAAATGTTGGACTAGGAGAAACCGCAACTGCTGAATCTGGAATCGGATCGGCACAAAATGTTAAATCTATAAAAATAACAAATCCGGGAGTTGGGTATACAATTTCCCCACAAATTACTATAGATCCACCGCCAATTTTAATAGGAACAGGGAATTATATATTTAATGAAATTGTAACCGGTTCCAGATCCGGAACAGTGGCAAGAGTTAAGTCTTGGGATTTGGATACAAAGATTCTTAAAGTTTCAATTGTAAGTAATGCTTCATCGAAAGGATTTTTCCCCGGAGAAACAATTGTGGGGTCAATATCTAACGCTCAGTATTCCACAGAGTCTTACAGTAATTGGAATCCATATGATACTTATGGTGATAATTTACAAGTACAAACCGAAGCTGATTTGATATTGGATTTTTCGGAATCTAATCCATTTGGTACATATTGATACTATAAATATATAATACGTCAACAATTGAATAAACGGGTACAGAAAAACGCTAGGAACTTACTTCTACCATCAAATTATAAGAAAGACGGTTACTGCGTTTGGAACGCTTTTTAATGATATTTTTATTCAACATAATAATTCTTCTAATGAAGCAATAAGTCAAATTAAAGTTCCTCTTGGATATGGTCCAACTCAAAAGTTTCTTTCCAGAATCGAACAGCAGGCAGAATTAAATAAACCAATTCAAATTACTTTACCAAGAATGTCATTTGAGATGACATCTATTCAATATGATTCAACAAGAAAAGCAAGTATAATACAGACATTTAAGACTTGTGGAAATGGCGATACTGTAAAAAAAGTTTATATGCCTGTTCCTTATAATATTGGATTTCAATTGAATATTATGACTAAATTGCAAGACGATGCCTTACAAGTTGTGGAGCAGATTCTTCCCAATTTTCAACCATCGTTTAATTTGACTGTTGATTTGGTAGATTCTATAGGAGAAAAAAGAGATATTCCAATAGTTTTAGATAGTGTTTCTTTTACGGACGATTATGAGGGAGATTATTCCACCAGAAGAACTCTAATATATACACTAAACTTTACTGCCAAAACATATCTATTTGGTCCTGTTGCTGACAGTACAGATGGACTCATTCGTAAGGTTCAGGTTGATTATTATACCGGAACTGATCCAAAAGTCGCAAAGAGAGAGATGAGATATACTGTCACTCCGGATCCAATTGACGCTGATCCCGATGATGATTTTGGATTCAACGAATCGGTAGAAATGTTTTTTGATAGTAAAGCATATAGTCCAACTCAACAAAAGGATATTTGATAGATTATGAAAAATAACTATGAAGATTTGGATAAGGCTCTGAATATCGAGAGTAGTATCGTTGAGGTAGAAAAGTCTTCTACATCAATTGATATTCCAATTGATGAGTCTTCATCCAGATCTGATGATATAAAAAAAGATTATGAATACTCCAGAGCAAATTTATATTCTTTAATAGAGAAAGGTCAGGAAGCAATAAATGGAATAATGGAACTTGCCGGCGAAGGTGGTTCACCAAGAGCATATGAAGTTGCCGGACAATTAATTAAAAGTGTGGGAGATGTTGCGGATAAATTAATAGATCTACAGAAAAAAGTTAAGGAAGTCGAAGATGATGCATCAAAAACTACAAATGTAACGAATAATGCGGTTTTTATCGGATCAACTTCAGAATTGTCAAAATTATTAAAGCAAGGGTTTCTAAATAATAAAGAGTAAATCATATTTTGTAAATGGGTTCTCTTCACAAATGGTATCAAGATTCAGAATCAGTTGATAAAAAACCCGGTTGGGTGAATGTAGTAACTGGTGGAACTTGTGCGAGTGATGAACCTGGAGAAGGCGTTCCTAAATGCGTTTCCTCTGATAAAAGAAAAAGTATGACTAAGGCACAAAGATTGTCTGCGGCAAGAAGAAAAAAAAGAGCAGATAAAAACCAACAATCAAAATCAGGTGCCGCAAAACCAACTTATGTTTCTACCGATAAACCAAAAAAGAAAATGAACGAAGAAAAGGACAAACCGGGTAAGGGTAGCGGAAAAAAAGACGCTTGTTACACTAAAGTAAAATCAAGATATAATGTTTGGCCTTCTGCATATGCTTCAGGAGCACTTGTAAAATGTCGCAAGGTTGGTGCGGCTAATTGGGGAACTAAAACAGAGGAAATGGAAATGATTAGATATTGCCCCAAATGTAAAAAGGACGAAACTCAATCAGAATGTAAGTATGGTCCTAAATTCTGGGCGATGTATTCAACTCCATCTATGCTGACTACAAATCAATTAAAGTATGATATAGCACAGGTTCATCCGGCAAATGAGTCCAAAGAACCAGATCACGAGCACTCTATGGCTAGATCAGAGATTTCTACAATTATTTCTGCGGCAAAGAGACTTCGTGGAAAATTAAAAGGAGAAGGTAATATTGAAGCGTGGGTTCAATCAAAAATTACCAAAGCAGCAGATTATATTGATGCTGCAGCAGATTATCTCGATAGCGGAGAACATAAAGTTCAGGGATCTATGGATGAAGATAGAATAAAAACCTTTGGTGAGTTTATGCAAGAGGCACTTGATAAGTCCAAAATGAAATGCAATTCCCCAAAGTCTGATCCCGTAGGAGATTCTCTTACGGGTAAGTCTCACGTTGTAAAGGCTTGTGAAGGTGGAGAAGAAAAAATAATTCGTTTCGGTCAAAGAGGAGTAAAGGGTTCTCCAAAGAAAAAAGGAGAATCAAAATCATACGCTAATCGACGCAAAAGATTTAAATCAAGACACGCAAAGAATATTGCCAAAGGAAAGATGAGTGCGGCTTATTGGTCCAATCTTGTAAAATGGTGACCTTATGAGCGATTTATCAGATCTTTTTAGATTAGTTGCCGAAGAAAAGAAAAAGAAAAGAGAAGAAATAGATTCTTTGATTGGAGATTCTTTTGATAAACTTTTTGTAGAGCAACTAAAATCTCATAAAACTCCGGAACAATTAGCAAAAAAACACAAGGTTCCTGTTTCCCAAATTAAATCTCAACTTAAAAAAGGAACAAAAGTAGAAAAGGAACATACTAAAAATATAGAGTTGGCGACTACGATTGCTTCTCAACATATTGATGAGTTGCCGGATTATTATGACAGATTATCTAAAGTAGAGAAGAAACCCATAAAGGAGGGATTACTTAATATTCCGCCACAAGAAAAAACACCAGATCCCCTATCTCCACTTAATCAAAACTTCGCAACACTTGATGATCTCCAAAA